ACCCCCACGCAAATCTCCAAACTACACACAATCCTATCAGCGAGGTACGAATAATGACACGCTATATCTATAATTCCGACAACGTTCTGCTCGGCACGGCGCCGGGCGTGATTCAGGGCACGCACATCCCCGCGCATGTATCTGCCGACGCACTGGCCGCGCACGGCTGGCACGAGGGCGACGCGCCCGAGCCGCCCGCGCTCACGGATGAGCAGCGCATGGCGCGGATTGTCGCGGCACGCGATGCACAGCTGACCGCGATCGACTGGCAGGTGCTGCGCCATCGCGACCAGCTGGCGGCGGGCGAAACCACGAGCATGACCGACGCGGACTATCAGGCATTGCTCGCGCACCGGCAGCACCTGCGCGACATTCCGCAGGACATAGAGGATGGCGAGACGACCCTGGACGAGGCCGAAACGGAGCTGGGCATATGACCACCCGCGCACAAGTAATTGACATAGTCCGCAACACGGCCATTACCGAGCTGTTCGAGGCAGGCCAGTCCATCCACCGCGTCGTCAACGACATGTTCGACATCGCGTCGATAGACATGACCCGCCACGCGGTAGAGCTGGCTGATGCAATTGCCGCAATCGAGCGGGTTAAGAAAGAGCTTGTCGAGGAACAAGAGAATGAGTTGCGGGCGGCTTTGAACCGACCCGCAAAAACAAAAAACACGGAGGATTGAACCATGCTGAAACGAATCGTAAAACTACTGAAAGAGCCGTCAACCTATGCAGGTTTGGCGGGGACGCTGGCCGGTCTGAACATTCTCGGGCTGACCGCGCAGGGCTGGGAAGCTGTGTTCGGCGTTGTGGCGGCAGTGGCTGGTGCCATTGCTGTTATCGCGCTCGACAGTGCAGATAAAGAAGACAAAGCGGAGCAATAATCATGCTGACAGGCGTTTCACAGATTGCGGCGGTAGTGAACAAGATTCTCACGCTCGTGGAACGCCTGTTACGCACACATCGACGACGGAGGCGGCAGCATGAAATTGATCAGGCACATGATGACGTGGTGGGTGCTTTTCGCGATCATTTCAATGATGGGATGTGTCACGACGACAATGCCGCCGATGCCGACGAAGCCGACCCTGAAAATTGAACGACGGAACGATGGCGGTATCAGGCTGGACGAGCAAAACGCAGTACGCTTGTTTGAGTATATTATCAATCTCGAAGCGGGCTACAAGAAATAAAGGACAATGCAAATGTCAGAGCAAGAAAAACATGAGTTGGCGCTGGAAATCGCCGAGCACGTAATGCAGCAAATACACTCGAGTCACTCGACTGTTTGCCCTTTAGGCATGACCACGGAAAACGTGAAAATGGTACAGCGGACAGCGCGATTCTTTTTTTGGGCGGGGGCAATGGCCGCTGCTTCGTTAATTGCGTCATTTGCGGCGGGGTTTGGCTACGTGCTGTGGCGTGGATTTCAAGCAGCCGTTGGGGAAGGACAACTTAAATAAGGGCAAATGATATGAATAATGAACAAATGATGATGGCAAATTTAGTGAATGAGCGATTGATGTTGTCATCTTTGATGGGAAAGACACACAATGGCTTGAGGGATGTCTATGCCCAGGCGGGATACCCCGCTCACGGACATTTGTCGTATGAAGACTATTACAAAGAATTTGACAGACACGACATTGCCAAACGTATTGTCACGGCTTTTCCGGATGCTACTTGGCGGGAAACACCGGATATAGTTGAAACGGAAAATGAGGAAGAAACTGATTTTGAGAAAAAACTAAAGCGGATAATTGAGAAAACCAAACTATTTCACTACTTGCATAGAGCGGATACTTTAGCTAATATAGGCGAGTACAGTGTAGTATTGTTGGGGTTTGATGATGTGTCGTCAAGTGCTGATCTGGCAAATCCTGTCACGGGAGCCTCCACCATTAACTTCATACAGGTGTATGACCAGAACTCGGCTAAGATAACCGATTTTTACAGCGACATCATTAATCCTAAGTTTGGGAAACCGATGAAGTATGACTTGACTATTCGTGCATTGGTGAACAGTTCGACCAATAATGGACAAACTATGTCCGTGCATGAAAGCAGGATTATTCATTTAGCGGAAGATTGCGTGATGAACGATTATATCGGCACACCAAAACTAAAGGCAGTATATAATCGGTTGATGGATTTGGATAAGATTCTGGCGGCATCCGCTGAAGGTTTTTGGCGAGCGGCATGGCCTGGTTTAGCGGCTATGAAAGACCCGGAAGTGCGTTGGGGGAAAAATAGCAAGGACGAGGTTTCAGAACAGTTTCAGAACTACGCCCAAGGATTAAGTCGATTTATGCGACTGGAAGGTGTCTCTGTGCAGGAATTGGCGGCACAACCTGCTGATCCATCTAAACATGTCGGTGTTAATCTGGAATTGATTGCTGGAACTGTTCGTATTCCTCGTCGAATACTGACAGGGAGTGAAATGGGGGAAATGGCGAGTACTCAAGATAGAGAGAATTGGCATGATCGCGTGATGGAACGACGAAATGTTTGGGCTATCCCTTATGTGATTTATCAGCTGGTTGATAAATTAGACAGTGCAGGGTTGCTTGACAAGCCATCATCGTATGTTGTCAAGTGGAATAGAAGTCAGCACACAGAGCGAGACCAGACAGAAATCAACAAGAAAAAAGTCAGCATGATCACCTCGTTTGCCAAGGAACCCAACTCACAATCGGTGATGAGTTTGTTTGATTTTTATAAACTGCTTGGTTACTCTGAAACTGAAGCGAAAGCATTGCGGACAAGGGCTATGGGGGAGGACGATGTCATTGACCTTGAAGATGAATAGAGAGGCTGACCCTACACGAACAAAGACACTTAGAAATGCGTTTGTTGCAGATATGAACAAGCGTTTTCTACATCTTCGTGGGCTGGTTAGAAAAGCACTGGATGAAAGAGACGTGTTTGCTTTGAAGGTGAACGAGCAATTGCCAGCCAGACACGCTTTTGATTTCCCTCGAAGCAAGCGTAAAGTGGAAGAGTTTATGGCTTGGCTGGACACTATGGTGGATAGGGGCATTTTTGATCTTCCACAAGGGATGCCTCGAACCAGTGTGTCAGAAGTTGAATGGGCGAACACATACATTGACACAGCATACAAGCAGGGTTTGCGGCGGGGTAATTCAGAATTAAGAAAAGCCGGGTATCCTGTGCTGGAAATGACGGATGAAATGATTCAGTACGCCTTCAATCAGCCAATACACGCGGACAGGGTTGGGCTGATATATACTAGAGTATATTCTAATTTGAAAGGAATAACGGCTGAGATGGACACGCAGATCAGCCGTATATTGGCGGAGGGCCTTGCATCCGGTGAGAATCCGAGAAAAATGGCGGACACTATCACCAAACAAATATACGGTATTCAGAAAAAACGAGCACGCACATTGGCACAGACGGAAGTCATACGCGCACACCATCATGCGACGATGGGGTTGTACGAGGAAGCAGAAGTGGAAGGGGTTGCGTTGATGGCCGAGTGGAGCACGGCGGGTGATGATCGAGTGTGTGCTTTATGTGATTCATTGTCAATGGCGGGACCGTACACATTAGAGGAAGCGTGGGGAATGGTGCCAGCACACCCGCTCTGCCGATGTTGTGTTTTGCCCCTGACTTTAGGGGATGTTGAATTAGCGCTGGAAAGTGTGGGCGAATAACATAACGATGTATATTTATTGTACATGCAACAAAAGGAAATAGAGCAATGCCACTACCAAAACCAAAAAACAAAGAAAAAAAGGATGAGTTCATTCAACGGTGCATGACAAATGCTGTCATGGAAAAAGAGTATCCTGATAATGATCAGCGATTGGCTGTTTGTAATACTCAATGGAGCGCGGACATGAATAGTAACAGCGAACAAATGCAGTCATTGGTCCATAATATGAGCCAGTTGGTTCAGAAAAAAGAAATGGACGGTGTGGAATACTTAGTCGCACCCACTGTGATGATTGTCGAAGGTGTTTTGAACAATCGACTGTACACGGCGGAAGAAATCAGCAAGAACGTGCAATTATGGAATGGTCGGCCTGTTATCATCGATCACAGCACGGATGGTCTTGGCAGACCCAAATCAGCAAATGATCCGGAAGAGCGGGAGAAGCGGACTGTGGGCTGGTTGTACAATGCTTCATATGACGCAGCAAATAAAAAACTGAAAGCCGAGGCATGGATTGATCCGGAGAAGTGCAATAAAGTTGAGGGTGGTGATGTGGTCATTGATAAATTGGAAACGAATCAGCCGATAGAAGTGTCCACTGGTTTGTTTGGGACTGATAAAGAAGGTAAGGGGATATTCAATAATACAGAGTATTCTGCGCTGTGTGTGGATATTCAGCCGGATCATCTGGCATTGCTGCCCTATGATGAAGGGGCGTGTAATTGGGATGACGGTGCCGGTCTACCACGAATAAACAAGAAGGAGAAAGGGGCCATGGCTACGGGTAAGTTGAACCAGTTGTTCGAGAATCTGAAAAAGAAAATGAAGCTAGTGAACAATGAAACGAGCATGAACGATGTTCAACGGCAATTGGTGGATGCTTTGGTTGCAGAATACGAAAATGGTCCTGAGAACCAATGGGTTTGGATTGTTGAAATATTCCCTGAAAGCACCACAGTTGTGTTTACTGTGGAAAAGGCGGATTCATACAACTTGTACAGCACGAAGTATAGTGTGGAAAAGGGACGTGCTATATTAAGTGATAACAATGTACAAGAGGTCGTTATGAAGACCGAATATGTGGCAATAAATAATAATAAAGAAGGAGATGTAAGGATGAATAAAGCACAAATGATCGAACAGCTTATTACTAATGGGTATGACAAGGAAGCCGTTGAAGGTTTGTCTGAAGACATTCTTGGTAAACTGGTTGCTCTTAAAGAAAACCAGGATAAGTTGGCGGAAGTGGAAAAGAAGCTGGAAGAGAACAAGCAAGTCGAAACCACGAAAGAAACGACTGAAACCGCTGAAGTCAAGGAAAATAAGGGAGAGCCTCTGAAGTTCAATTCGCAGGATGACGTGTTGGACGCTTTGCCGGAAGGTGAACTGAAAGAGAACTTTCAGGAAGCTCTTGCATTGCGCAAGGCGGAGCGTGAGCGGCTGATTGAAAACCTGAAAAAGAATGAGCGCAACGAGTTTACGGAAGATGAGCTGAACGCTATGAAGCTAAACCAACTGCGTCGGACGGCAAAGTTGGCGAATGTTTCAGTTTTCGCGGGAGCCGAGGGTGGCCCGACACCGGTTGTGAACAAGAACGACGCACCACCCATGCCCACGATCAATTGGTCGGAAAAATAATTAGAATAAAAGAAGGAGATAAGTAAAATGATTAAAAGCACAAGAGACCCGAATCGGATTGTTCTGCGACAAGAGACCCGTGTTTTGGAGACCGGCGAGTTTGCTGAAGCTATTTCGCCGGGGATGATCCTCGATTACAGTGATGGTGACACTTCCACGTTTGTGGCACACCCTGATGCAGGTGAAAGTGCCAAGCCCGTGCGTGTTGCTGAAATCAACTACCTGCTCGGTGAAACCACTTCGGACGATTACGAAGCGGACGATCATGGGCCGGTTGCTTTTCTGCGAGCGGGCGACCTTTTTATGGGTCTGTTGGCTTCGGGCACCGATTACAGTGATGGCGACAAACTCGTGAGCGCGGGTGACGGCACACTGAAGCAGATGTCCTCGGAGGATGAGGGAGCATTGGTTGGTATTCTCAAAGAGGATAAAGACCTGAGTGCGCAAGGTGCTGTTGACACACTCGCAAGAGTTGAAGTGGCTTAAACAAACTAACATATAAGGAGAAAAAACATGTCTAAAGCAAACATTCAAGGAGTAATCACTCAGGCGGGGAATTCGTTTCAGGCGAATGGCTCGATTGCCCAGACATTGCTCAACAACAACGGGAATATCAGTTCCCTGCGAACCAACGCCACCCTTCAGGATAGGGAATGGGAGCACATTGATAAAGAGATTCTCCGGTCATACCGTGATGAACTTGTCGGTGTCCGTCATCTGAAGGAACGGAATTTGGTGTATGATTTGAATGGTAAGGGAATGAGCTTTACCGTGATGAAATCCCAATCCATGGGACAGGCGGGCAATGCCCACCTGACTATGACGGGTCTTTCTCACGGCGAATCGACCCTGCCCGAATTCAGCATCAACTACTTCCCGCTACCAATTCTGGCAAGCGACTGGTTTCTTGATTTTCGGCATCTGCAAGAGAGCCGGAATGCCGGAACCAATCTTGACACGACCATGCAGGAAGAGAGTGCTGCTGAAGTTGCTCAGTTGCAGGAAGAAATTCTGTTCAACGGTGCTGAGTTGTTTGAGTTCGGTGGTGGAACCCTTTATGGCTACACCGACTTTCCGAATCGTCACCAGGGTACTTTGAATGCTGCATGGGATGACGATGATGTCACCGGCAAGAACATTGTCGAGGATGTCCGTAACATGCTGGACGATGTCACTCAGGATAAGCAGCGTGGGCCGTTTGGAATTTATATTCCGGTCAACTACGAGGCTGTTTTGGGTATGGATTATTCGGACAACCACTCGAACAAGACCATTCGCCAGCGGATCATGGAAATCAGTTCCAAGATTGAGTTCATCGAAGTCAGTGATAAACTGGCAGACGGCAGTGTCGTGATGGTTCAATTGAAGCGTGACACTGTTCGGATGGTTACGGGGCAAGCATTGACCAATGTCCAATGGCAGGAACAGGGCGGTTTTGCTCTGAAGTTCAAGATTCTGACCATTGACATCCCGCAGATTCGGGCGGATCATGATGATCATTGTGGCTTGGTGCATTATTCGGCACCGAGTGAAACGTCTTAATTGGTAAAGTGACCTGAACATTATGGCCGGGGGGCTTGTCTGGCCTCCCGGCTTTTTTTCTATAAGGAGCATATAAAATGGCGATTAAGCATGTCTATTCATTGATGAAAGGTCGTAAATATCGTGAGGGATCAGTCAGGTATGTCGGCCCGTGTTGTGTTGAATCACGTTACGACGACTTGGAGAAACGCTTTCCCGGGAGTTTTATTAAACGGGAAGTATCATCATTCAAGCGGGCGGAGCCCAAAGAGCAAACAAATACCCCGTTTGAAATGGTACATAAAGGTGGTGGGCGTTACATTGTTGTTCGTGCAGGAACGGAAGAGCGTCTGAACGATGATTGGTTGACCAAGGACGAGGCAGAGAAAATATGTGGAAAGAGTGAATAGCTTTTAACAGGAGATCATTGTGTCATATCGTGTAACAACCGAGGATGTCAAGAACATCATGGACGAGGACATTGTTGATTTTGACTTGTTCCCGTTTATACATACCGCCAATATCATGATAACGGATATGTTGTCCGGCACCGATTTATCGGATAATATGTTGATTGAAATTGAGCGATACTTGACTGCTCACTTGGCTTGTTTGCGCTTGCCGCGAATCATGGAAGAAGAGATTTCAGATGGCAGTGCCAAGTATATGCGCAAAGTTATGGGCGGTGGTTTGTTAAGCACTGATTACGGTCAGATAGTGACCCAGCTTGACACGACCGGGACTCTTGTAAATTCTTTAAAACCGTTGGCAGGTGTGGAAGCTCCTGATTTTATGACGGAGGATTGGTCTTGAAGCATTTAATGAAAGAACGCATAGTGCATTGGGCGAATGCCGTGTCTGACGGGTATGCCGGATATACGTATGATGCTAAAGTCGAGATCAAGGCCAGATGGGAAGACAAGCAGGAATGGGTTCGTGGTGCGGATGGTGTTGAAAAGCTGTGCTACGGTGTGGTGTTCACATCCGTTCAAATTAAACCGGGTGATAGGTTATACCGTGGACGTCTTACCAGTGATGTAGTGATTACGGATGGCAGACGTGTAGAGGCCGTTCAAGAAAGTCAAGACATTCATGGGCGTATCAGAATGTATAAATCCTGGATAATGTAATATGGCCAGCATGATGAATTTTGATGTACGCGGTTTTCGTATTGTTCGTCGCAGGCTCCAGAACAAGCTAAGGCGGTCCTCGTTCAACATTAAGGCGGGTGTGCGTGAAGGGGGTTTGATGATCCAACGAAATGCACAGAAACGAACGCCCGTTGTGACGGGGAACCTAAAAGCATCTGCGTATACCATGCCTGTAATGAGTCCAGTGGGGCCTTCTGTGGAAGTTGGGTACACCAGCATATATGCTGCGGCGGTGCATAAAAGTGAAAATGCGGGCAAATTGGGTTATTTAAACGTGGAAGGTCAACCGTTGCGATACAGCAATGTCGGGGAAAACAGATTTTTGGAAAAAGCGGTTGAAGCGAAAAAAGACGATGTGCTCCGAATAATCATGCGTCGCGCTAATCTTCGGACAACAATATAGGTGGTAGTATATGAATCCATTATCAGTTGACATTCGACAGTTGTTGGTGGATAATGATGTGGGTTCCGAGACACCCACCGATGATTGGGCTGTGCAGGTGGGCCGGTTTGAGGACAAGCCTGACGAACTGTTGTGTGTTGCTGATATACCGGCTCCGGCACCGATGTATTTGTTTGGCAAAGAGACGGTGCATGAAGATACTTGTCGTATTGTTGTACGGTCATGGGGCTACTTGACGGGTTATAGTAAGTGTATGGAAGCGATAGAAGTTGTAGCAATGACATCCGAGCGAGAAATAAACGGAACAGATTATTGGTCAATGCGGCAGGACACATCGGTTTCATACTTGGACAAGGATGCGACAGGCAGACATTTGTTCGTGTTTACAATAACAGCACAAAGACAGAATAAAGGAGATTAAAAATGAACGAGAAAACATTGAAAGTCAAATATGAAGAAAGTTCATTCAGTACAATTCCAGGACCATCGGCATCTCTTACCATTGAGGGCGAGACAATTGAGGACACCATTCTTGGTCAGAGCTGGAGTTCCAATTGGGTTGGTCTTTTGAATTGGAGTGTGTCTACCACGGCATATTGGAAAGGGGTGGCTGGTTATCAGGCACAAATCGGGCACGGAGGTGATTCTTTGTGTGGTCGAAGCTTTACTTTGACACAATCCGCTGATGTGGTGAATAAAAGCTCGCTGTGTGCTGTGCAGGCAAATGGCGGGTATATGGTGCAGGCACCAGGCTTGCGAACGGTAGAATTGTCTGTCAGCGGTTTTTATGAAGACCTCGGGATGCTTGATACACTGGAAGATCGTTCAGTGGCCACAATCACTATTAATCCAGCCGGTGCAACGGGGGACACAACCGTGGCGGAGGGTGATTTCATCTTTTTGTCGGACAACATGTCAGGTGATGTGGGTGCTGTAGAAGAAGAGGAATTGTCATTTGGTTTGTACGTGGCAGTGGATGATCTTACCCCGTTTATGTGGACGATTGATGAAACTGAGACGGAGGAAGGTGTCGACGTTCCCATGCCGACAGCCATTGTCCACCTGATCAACAGTTTCATGGATCGTGGGAATGTCGAAATTCAATATGACCCGGGTACTGGGGATACATTCACTGGGGAAGCCTTTGTTTCTGACTTGTCGTTGACGGCGGGCACGGAAGGCAACATCGAATTCAGTGTGGAACTGACTTCTGCCAGTGAGTTGTCCATGTTGTCCACATCGTAAAAGAAAATAATCAAGGAGAACAGTGATGACTGAAAAGAAAGCAACCAATGAGAGCCTTAGAGACCAATTGTTCAAGACGAGCACACCCGGCAGGACGATCAAGAAAACCTTGTCGAACGGCATTGAGGTGGAGGTGCGGCAGCCAACTCGTAGAGAGCGCAATAAGATTGCGGAGAAAGCGCGGGATGGTGAATCGTTTAATGTTGGTGACTTTGCTGATCGTCTGGCGATTGCCTGCACGATCAATCCGGTCACGGGCAATCGTGTGTTTCGGGATAGTGATTATGACAAGATTGAGGACATGCAGAATGCGGAATGGTTTGATGAGCTGACTGCCGTTGTTTCGGAAGTCTTGAATGTGAGTGCCGAGAGCATGGAAAAAAACTAAAGGAGGATGCTCAGACATTCGAGGAGTTCTTTCTTGCGGATATTCTGAGTGTCCCTGTCAGTGTGGTCAGAGACATGCCTTTGGATGATTTTTATGGGCACCTTGCATTTGAAAGAATCAAGAAAGAAGCGGAAGACAAGGAGCACAAAAAGGTTGACCGTAAATTCAAAAACCGTAATAGGAGAGTAATGTAGCATGACTGGAACGAGCTTAGGAACGCTATACGTCCTTATTACGGCGAACACCGCTGACTTCGAGAAGAAGATGCACGCGGCTGATCGACGGTTGGAGGTATTCAGTAAGCGGTGGAAAAAACGGGCTGAAACAATGGGGCGGATTGGTTCCAAGATGAGCCTTGGTATTACCGCTCCATTTGCTATTTTGTCCAGTTATGCCATTAAATCATTGGCACAGTTTGATGGTGCGATGAAGCAGTCCACAGCGATATTCATGGGGGCATCTGCTTCCATGAAACAGGAAATGGCTGACTTGGCAGAAGAGATGTCCGTCAAATGGAACATTGCGGCGGACGAAGCGGCCAAGGGATTCTTTTACTTGGGCAGTGCTGGACTTAGTGCGGAACAGTCGCTAATGGTGTATGAGAAGGCGTTGATGTTTGCTAAAGCCGGTAGCTTTGATGTGTCAACTGCGGTAGACCTTGCCACTGACTCCATCACTTCTATGGGCATGGAGTCGGAGAACACGGCAGTGTATGCCCGGAATCTTCAGCATGTCATGGACGTGCTTGCCAAGAGTAATATCATAGCGAACGCGACGATTGAACAGTTTGCGGCGGCGTTGACAAGGGATGCGGGGCCTGCTGCCAAAAATCTTGGCAAGGATATTGAAGAGACTGCTGCTATTCTAGCTGTGTTTGCCAGCCAGGGCATGAAGACACGCCGTGCTGGTACGCGGACAGCAGTCATGCTGTCGCACATGTCATCTGCGGCGGCGAATAATGCTAAGGAATGGACACGGGCGTATGGTAAGGGCGGGATTGTGTTTGATGCGGCAGGAAATATGCGGCATATTGCGGATGTGGTCAAGAACCTGGAAGACCGCATTGGTGGGTTGAGCAATGAACAACGAATTCTTGCACTTGAGCAGATGGGTTTCACTAAGGAATCTGTGCGTTCAATTGAAATGCTGATTGGGTACAGTGACAAGCTTCGTGGGTTTGATAGAGAATTGCAGAATTCTACAAGGTCAGTCAAGGCACTTGCCGATGAAATCATGACTGGTTTAAATCAGGCGTTCGGCCAGACTTGGCAGACATTTCTTGCGTTCACTCGGCATGTGGCAAAATTATATGAGCCGACTATTCGGAAGGCGGCTAAAGCGACCAAAGAATTCTTTGAACGAATGAAAGTATTGCCCGATGAGAAGATCATCAAGTGGGTAAATCGGATAGCCAAGCTAGCGATGATGGGGCCTGCTATTTGGATACTGTCAAAGGTGATCGGTTTATTGGCCAACATGTCATTGGCATGGATTGGTGTGCGCATGTCTATATTGAAAGCGGCTCGTGCTATATCTCGTTTTGGTGGTGCTAGTGGTGTTCTTCCGGGCATTGGGAATATGGTTGTGGCTCTTATTGGAAAGTTTAAATTGTTGGCTGTGGTAATATACAGCAATGTGGGAAAATCTATTGCTTTTCTCAAGTACCAAAATGTCCATTTGGGGGGGGTCATAAAAAATACCGTAACAGCGAGTATTGGTTCATTTAAGCGACTAGGCCGGAAAATAGGATTTGTCACTAAGCAACTGTGGTTGGCTTCATTTGCTGCAAACACATTCCGAGGCAAAGTTGCCAAGGCCAGCCTATCGGCTACATTTGCTACTAAGTTGACAAAAGTTTCGGCTATGTTTGTATCACTGAAGGGGGCTGTTTTAGCAATTGGCCTTGCTTTGAAGACTGCTTTTGTCAAGTCTTTGGTGTTTTTGAAACCAATTATGATGTTTGTTGGCAAATGGCTTGTGGTTCTTCCTGCATTGTTGCTGTCAGCTGTGGTGGCACTGCGTGGTCTTGAGCGCGAGACCAAAATCTTTTCAGGAACGTGGAAGACTGTTGTAGCGGTTGTCAAGTGGTTCGGCAGCATAGCTAATAGTACATTCAACTGGATGTACACGAACATTCCCGGCGTATCACAAACAGTCGAGGGCATTGGCAAAGCGTTTCAGTGGGTCAAAGATCAGGTGACTGGTTTAGGGGATGAGCTTAAACAATTCCTTAAAGCACCCAAATTGCATGTTCAGTTATTTATCAATTTTTTGGATCAAGAGTTTCGGAAATGGCAGATTGTTCAAGAAAACATATGGGCCAGCATGTTGATGG